GCCCGGCAGCGGATGCGGTGATCGTGGTGGCGGTTTCGAGCACCGGCGCGCCGTTGAAGAAGAACCGGATGTACTGCTCGCCGAACTCGCAGATATAGCCGACGTTGAACGAGGCCTGGAACGGGATCAGGCGAACCGGGTTCGCGGAGTCGTAGCACTGAAGGATGTACCGAGTGCCAGGGCGGGTGCTGGCACCGCCGCGATAGTCCACGAAGAAGTTCTCGAGCAGCGCCGCGCCCGAGCGGTATTTCTGGAGGTCCACGCGGGCAAAGAGTTTGGGCGACCACTCGCCCGCGTTCAGGGAGGCTTGGATTACGAGGTCGCTCATGCGAACGTCGGCCACATAGGGCCCCAGTCGAATTGGTATGGCCCGGAGTATCCTTCGGTGTAGGTGACCCCACGGATGCGGAGCCAGTCGGGGGTGACGTCGTTGACGGTGAGGCCTTCGTTGCCGTCAATGCTGCGGGCGAGTTCGATCGAGGCGTTGACCTGCTCGATCTTCTTGTTCGCTTGCTCAGGGGACCAGCCACGCAGGGCGATGCCCATGTCAGCCGCGCAGAGATTGATGAGCGCGGACTGAAAGAGGGAGTCCCAGACGTTGGGGTTGGTGACCTGACGACAGTAGACCAGCGTGGCGAACTCTTGGTTCGTGAGGATCACGCGCTGGTCGGCTGGGTCGGCCTGCGTCAGGGTGCAGGTGAAGCCGACGCCGGAGCCGGTGGTGGTGTCCTGGGCGATGGTGCCGGTTTGCACGTTGAAGTAGCTGCCACCAAGAGGCGTGGCTTCGCCCGTGACGACGTTTACAACGGATACAGCATTGACCACCCCAGCGGGTGCGGTAGTAACGCGAAGCTGTACAGGAGCCCCGATAGGAGGATCGCTAGTAGCCCCCCGAGGAAGAGTGATGATGTCTCCGACTGCATAGCCGGTGCCTCCGTTGACGACAGCCGCGGCCGTGACCGGGCGAAAGGAGTCGATTGCGACCTTGAAGCGAATTGGGGGCCCGCGCCAGAAGGCGGCGGCACCACCGGTGACGGCAGTGGTGATTGGGACCCCGCCGCTGAAGCCGGTTTGATTCGCGGGGATGATAAGGCACGCGCGAAGGCAGTCGACGGGGTATTGGTATTCATATGCCCACGGCGGCGCGGGCTGACCCGGTTCCCACAACGTCGTTGCCGGGGACGAGTTCTCAGGGGTCCCCGGCACCGAGGTGATGTAGGTGAGGTTCGCTGTCTTTGTGGTCCCGTTCCATGGGGCCATTCGGATCAGGTCGTCGCGGTTGTTGGTGTAGCAGAGGTTGAACTGCTTGGCCTCATTCGTGGACCCGGCGAGCAGTTCGGCGTCAGTCACGTCCGTCCGCGTGCCGATGCCTTGTAGGGCGCGGTTACAGATGTCCGTGACTGTGGTCATAGTTAGTCCTCCCGCTTCATTTCTTCGATGAGGACAATATTCTGGCTATCGTGAATGTAGAAGTCACGCGTGGTATTGGCGGGCACGACTTCTTCTTGAGTGTCGTCGACATCAGTTGCCTTCGGGCTACTGAGAACTACTTTCACAGGCCAACCTGCATGTGCGTCGATGGTTACTTTAGTAGTCATTAGTGCCGCCCCTGCTGGCCACCGCTCTGGCCATGGTTGCTACCACCAAGCCCCGGACCTTCATGGCCCTGGCCCACCGGGCCCTTGGGCGGGGAGTAGGGGAGATCGTATTTGATCGGCTTGCCGCCGTCCTTGGTGCAGCTCATTACAGCCTCCGTGCGTTGTTGTCAGCGATGGTCGCGGTCTTCGATGCAACCGGGCGAGCCTTGATGGCGTCAGGGTCGACGGTTTCGGTGGGTGCCTCGACGGTCTTGGCCTCCTCGGCTTCACGTTCTGCCTGCTTCTCAGCACGAGCCATAGCGACCCGGCGCTCCAAGTCTGCCAAAGCCTCGGTCCGACGACGAGCGATGGCTTTAGCCTCCTCGTTCATCTCGTTGAGCGCAGCGGCTGCAAGGCCACCAATGCTCGTGGACTTAACGCCGATGTTGGCACACTTCTCCATGACACCCATCAGCATCGCGGCACGTTCGAAATCGAAGTTGTCGATCTCCTCCATGCCAACTGCGGCTTCCTCAGCGTCGTCAATCAGGTTCTTGTTCTCGTCGTCCATGCGTAGTCTCCTCTTGGTTATGGTGCCACAAAGCTTGGGTTGAACCTAGCGAAGTACGAGATTGGGGAGTTGTAGTGTGACCCGGCGGGCTGGCCATTGTTGATGATGTGGGTGTACCCGGCGCCCCCGTAGATCATGCCGAACACGGCGTTGCCGGGGTTGTTGGTCCCAGAAAGGGTGATGATCCCAGCGCAGGAACCGGAGCCGCTGAGCGTGGAGGTGCAGCCTTGGGAGTTGACGTTGTGGAAGAAGTATTGCTCCAAGTTGGCGCTGGCGCTGCGATCGAGGAGGATGCATTGGTTGAGGATGATCTCGCAGTGGATGTTGGCGAAGGTGCCGAAGCCGCCGTAGACTTCGATGCCGCCTTGCTCTTGGTACGGAGAGGACGAGGGTCCGCCGAGGACAAGGTCGCGGACGTTGACGATCGTGGAGCCGTAGTTCAGCGCCGTGGAGGTGCTACCGATCCGGATCATCGGGTTGTTGGGTGAGCCGGTGTTGCAGGAGACCTTCTCGGCGCCCACGTAGCTGGCGCCGCCATAGCCCTTCTCGAAGTGGAAGCACCCGCGCTGACCGGAGTAGACGTAGACGTTGTAAAGGGCGTTGAAGTCTTGGATGTTGTTCGAGTGGAGCATGAAGATGCCGCCGGTCACGGCGGTGCCCCGGGTGTAGTGGAAGGTCATGTTCCGGAACTGGGTCCCGAAGCAGGCGTAGCCCGCCGTGGGATCGCAGATTTCGAACGCCGTGGTGCTGCCCGAGAAGGCGTCGCAGAGGTGCAAGGTCGCACCACCCGGAGCCGAGCCCCCATCCATAGTGACGTCATTGGGTAGGATGAAGGAGGTGCTGCCACACATCATGTAGGAGCCCTGGGGGACTAGGAGCTTGCCGCCCCAGAAGCCACCGGAGTCGTAGGACGTGGAGCTGCGATAGGCGGTGAAGAACGCAGCGGCCTGGATCGAGTTGAAGTCGTTGGTGGCCGAGGCGTCCACGCCATTCCAGTCGCCCTTGGCGCCGAATTGGCGGACGTTTGGCTGGCCCTGCGGCACGATCTGCCATTTGTTCCCAGCGGCGTCGGTGAACGAGCCAAGGGGCGTGGTGACCGCGGTCACGGTGATGGTGGGTTGGACGCCGCAACCAGTCAGGGGCGCAGCGGGTGAGAGGACGTCCCCAACGACCCAAGCGTTGCCCGGGGTATTCGAGACGCTCGCCGCGGTTAGGGCACCGCCTGAGACGGTTCCGGTGCCCGAGGCGAAGGTTGGGCGACCGGACTTGGTCCAGATGATGGAGGTGGTGGAGATGCTGCCGCTAGGCGCGCCATAGGTGCCGTCGGTGCAGCCGCTGCCGCCTTGGATGGAGAAGGTGGAAATCCACGAGTCGATGAACGCGGTGCCCGCGGCGATCTTACGAAAGGTGGCGCCGCCGCCGTCACCGGCCGTGGCGTAGCCAAGGGTTTGGATCGCGCTGAACGCGGAGAGGTCGAGGGAGATCGCGGTGGCGCGGGAGGGGTAGGTCGGGAGTGCGTTGGTGGCGAGCTTCCCGTTCGTGACCGCGCCGTCGTTGATCTTGCCCGTGGTCACGGCGTTGGGTTGGATGGTGCTGGCGCCGGTGCTGGTGTTGACGGTGACGTCGCCACTCTGGGTGAACCCGCCGAGGGCCCCACCGTTGTTGTACTGTTGCTGGCCGTTGGTGCCCCCTGCTGCGCCGAGGAAGGACGAGGGGTTGGTGGGCCGGGGGAGATTCGACGTGCCGGTGATGTTGCCACAGACGGTGTTGTTGGCGAAGACGCCGTTGCATTGAGCGAAGGCCTGGACAATGAAGGGGATGAGGAGCAGCAGTGGGGCGAGGACAAAGACTAGGCGTTTCATTGGATCAGGTTCCACGAGCCGGTGGTAAGGATCGGGTTGAGGATGATGGTGCCGCGGTCGGAGGCAAGCTGCACGGAGGCGAGGCCGGAGATGGTCTCGGAGCCGAAGGGCACGATGTTGTAGGTCCGTGTGGACGCGAAGCCCCCGATGTCAACGATGGTCACGGGGTTGATGACCCACTGCCCTGGGATTGCCTGAGGTCCTTGAGGCGCGGC